ACCATCATCCAATGAGATGATCTTGATATAGTTCTTTGCGAAGTAGATCGGATTTCTCTCACACTTGATGATTTCCTGTATCTGGTATTCTGTGAAGTTCTCAGCAACACCTCTTCCCTTCAATAGAGGATTATTCTTATATGATTGGTTATTGGTGTTCATAACAAAGACACACTACTGTACGATAGTATTTATTTGCAAGAAAAAGAGAGGTCTGGAACCTCTCTTTTAATTCAAACTAGTATCAACATGTTGATATGCCAACTGAATTCACCAACACATCAGTCACACCGTTTGCTACTTCTAGTGTATCTGTTGTGTTTTTACGTAACAATAGTGGACTATATGGAATAACTGTCACAATGTTAGCAGTACCAATGGTAGCGACATCGAATGTAAGGTCAGCGGCCCCTCCATTCCCAAGTTTGGAATCATCTATAGTAATAGTTTCATTGATGACATAACCAGAACCACCAGTGGTAACCGTTACTGTTGCTGCTCCATTGTTATCAACGACTACTGAGAATTTAGCACCAACACCACTGGCATCAGTGGTGTAATCTGATTCACCAATGGTATAAGTACCAGCGGTACGTAATGGGTCTGCTGCTCCAATTGTATCGACTGTTGAAATATTACTTCCACCATCTTTGATGGTCACTGCCCGTGCAGTGGTACCAGATACTACCAATCGAACATAATTCGAAGAACCCACTGTACTGGGTGTATCTGATAGTGCAACTTGTGAAGAGTAGAATCTTAGAAACATGTCGGAAGTTCTCCTATGTTAGTTCGTTTACAGATTTGTTATTTTCCCAGGTTCTACATGCCCAGTATCTTGCTTTTGTCCGAGGGCCTGGGTCATCACAATTATGACGAGCCCTGAAGTTCTTTCTACGATCTGGGTCGTCTCGTTTGATTTCCATATTTGGATCACCAAAACGGACGGTCTTCACATTTCCAGTAGAGGGGTCTTTGACTTTCACCATAAACTTCTTAGGACCACCGGGTGTACGAGTAATCTTACCTAGTTTCTCACCTTCTTCCAGAAGCATTTCCAGTTCTTCTGAATCTTCTTCTGAAAGAGGTTCCCAGTCTTCCTTCTGATACGAATAACCACCAATTTTATTCGGAGAAGCAACCATAACCATATTGTCTCTTGTTCCACGACTTGCATAGAACATAAGCAGTTTGGCGTCAGGATAGAACATTGATACAATTCTCTGGAAATCCACTCTAGTTGGCCGACGAACATCAGCCACATAGAAGGATACAGTCTGAATTCTACCATGATGACGGAACACTACATCATATGCTCTACCATTCTGAAGTACTTTCGCTTCTTCCAGAGGCATCCATCCGGATTCGAATGATTCGTCCAGAGTCATTACAGGCATTTCCCGTGGTTCTTCTGTGATTAAAGTATTAAGTGAACCATTCTCACGAACATAGTTCATGAAGTACTCAAGTTGTGTACCTTGTAATTCGGTATCTGTTCCCATCTGGCCTGCTTTCTGTTTCTGTAGTTTCTGTTGTTTAGCAGCAGCCAGTTTCTTCTGGGCCATTATCAGTTGTTGTTGTGCTTGAATGGTGGGGTCTGCGATTTCCTGAACCGGCCGACGAGGATGTTTCAATTCCTTGACACCCGATTCCGTCTTCACATATTCACGATAAGCTGGTTCCTTTGTTTTCCTCGGTTCAATTTCTTTCACCTTGTGCTTCGGTTCGATCTCCACCACACCATGAGTGGAATGTTCTCTTCTCTTTCGTTCTTTATGTTCGACTTTCGATTCGTGTTTATTCTTCGGGAACTTAGGACTACCTACCCATTCCTCTTCTACTTTCTTGAGTTTGGTATAGTAGTCTGGTACTTCTGCCAGATGTTGAAGTGCAATGATTCGAGCTTGGTCCAAATCGTTAGTATGTTCCGTCTCTATTTTGATGCCCTTCTTCAGTTGTGATTCGATTTCACCGACAGATACACCATGTTTATTGGCAATCTCTTCAGGTGACTTGTAAGTCTTTGGTGGTTCATCTATCACACCATCGAGTTTCTTCTCGACCTCTTCGTCGATACCAAATTCACAAGTCTGCATGACAGCATATGGTGCCGGTCCTACTCTTCCACCGTCTCCACCATTCCTCAGACCCATGAGTGTTCTCATGACAGCCTTTGCGTTTTCCTTTTCCAGATGAGTCAGGGGGCGTTCTTTCCGTTCCTTCTTCAGTCTTTCTTCCCATTTCTTTGCAGCAGCCTCATAGGCTTCTACAGACTCATAAGTATAAGTCTTATTACCTACTCTGGTCTGCATCTCACCACTTTTACCGGGACGCATATGACCGATATTGAATGAAGGATCCTTACCCTTAGTATCATGTACTCTGGCTTCTTTTCCTGCTTTCTTGGAAATGACAGCATCCTGACTGAATTCACGACCGAGGTCTTTCAGGTCTTTCTTCAGTTGTTTGTGTTTTTCTGGAGGTGCATCAACAGAATATGAACGTTCTTTGACAGGACGTTCATCTGGTGTACCTTGATTTTCAATCCACTGACCTTCGACTTTCTTGAAACCATAACCCCGTTCACGAAGTTTGGATTCCAGTTCCTTAGAACGACTACGATTCTCCGATTTCGACAGTTCGCCTCGTTCGGCTGAGATATTTCCTGTTGATCTGGTTTGTGACTTCTGATAAGCCCGAGCCAGTCCACCCTCGAATAGTTCTTCCATAGAATCACACATGTGGTATTTCAGAACTATTTAGAAGTCAATCACCTCACCATCAATAGGTAGTTCCTGTGTATATGTTCTTGGATCAGAATGTACTACGAACTCACCCTCTATTATGATTTCTCTATTATCCTCGTCGTCATCATAATAAACAACATATACATACTTCCCATAATCAAGTGACCACCCACCAGTCAATGAGATAGTAATCACATTATCAGTAACATCGACTTCGAACTGATAATGTTCATATATCGATGGTTCTTCTTCTGTTACTTCATGTAGAACATCCACTGGATTTAGTGTTCTACCGAGTACCGAACTCACAGTCAGCCCGGTGAAGTCGAAGTCAGTTCCATCTGGATTGAGAATCGTGAATGACTGAGTGAATGAATCACCAAGAACACATTTGAGATTTCTTCTTAAAATAGTCATCACTCATCCTCATCCTTTGAGATCTTGGTACTTGATTTGAGAGCCTTGATCAGGTCAGCAGTGGAACCCACGAACATAGTATTATTCGTGTTGTTGGTAACCTTGGTAGGTGTTTCTTCTGTCACTGCCTTTACATCCTTCTGGAGAGCCATCAATTTATCACTGGTATCTGCTACATTCTTCAGAAGTTGACCGACGACTTCGAATGCACGAGGATGTTCTGAATTCTTTGCAACTTCAAGTGCATCCATCAGTGCCTCTTGTCCCATTGATATCAGGTCATATAGATTCTGCCTAACAAAATCATAGTCCTTCTTGAGGTCAATCTCACGACTTGCGTTCTTCAAATCTCTGGATTTAGATTGCACTACCTCCACATCTTTTGGTGTGGGTTCTATATTGAAAGCTTCGTCTAGTTTCGACATAATCTATACTCCTCAATTAGGAACAAAATAAGCATCATCTTCGTGTCGTTCGTAGGTGTCCTCAACGATCACAAATGAGTCAGTAGTTGGGTCAATCTCTTCGACACCTTTCGGAGGAACATCAGTGGACCGAATGGTGACTTCATATCGTGCAACTTCCTGATCGGTAATCTGAACATTCGAATGATAGTCAACGATAACCTTTCGAATATCCTTACCACTGGTCACAGGACCATAGATGAATGTCTTGACGGTGAAGTTCAGATTCCACTCCAGATAATTTCTCTGAGTATAATCACCTTCAAAGTCATCGGTGAGTGCAATTGAATCTAGTACAATTGCTATATCTTTCTCTTCCAGAGTCTCCTGTACCATCTGAATCGTGACATTCAGTGCAGGATGGAACAAAGGTAGTATCTGTTCAATAATCTGAAGTCCATCATCCTGATTCTTAGCAAGAATGGATAGTGACATTGAGATATTGTAGGGAACAGGCACATACTGAGTTGTCTGTGCACCAGTATCAATGTATGTGCTTCTGAAGCGTTGAGTCGGTTGGAGCTTCCGACTGTTGTCATAATATATGTTCTGAATCTGGAAACACATTCTCGGCATCACAATCTGTACCGGTACTTCATTTGTCTTCGGCCGACCTTGAAGAATCGAGATGTATTTCTGTGAACTTGCATATTCAATGGGTACACGAAGTG